TAGGCGGCATCGGTTTCCAGTTACCGGGGGCGGAAGGGGCGGCAGGGGCGGCAGGGGCGGAACCTTCAAATTTCCAGGGGGGAGTTTCGTCTGTCTGTCCGCTCATGTTCTTCTCCGCTGTCCTCACCTTGCCGACGTACTGTTGCGCCTCTACCGGCATCGGACCACCTGTTTTCAGGTAACGCTGGACGTTGGCCGGCCCCCAATTGTATGCCAGCAGCGCCTTGTCGATGTCGCCACCAAACTGTTTGGCGAGGTCTGTCAAGTAGCGGGACGCCGCTTCCCGCGCCGATGGTTCGTCATGGGGGTCTTTCAGTCCGTACTGCGCGGCTGTTGCCGGCATAAACTGGTAGGGACCGCGAGCGCCAGCGGGCGACACGGCGGCGGGATTTCCCCGGCTCTCAACGTGCTTGACCGCATCCAACAGTTGCGGTGTTATCGCAGCCGGCGGGGGAGCACCCTCGAATTTCCAGGGGGCTTCTTCATTCACCGCACTGGCTCCCAATCGGCTTGGTAATCACCGGACGTGCCGGGCTTCTTGCGATACGCCACGCCCCTGAACGTCTTCACTTCCCCGCCAGGACTGGCCGAAGTTGCCAGAGTCTTCTTCGCCTCTGCCAACTTGAGTTCGAGTTCTGCCCTGTGGTTCTTCATCCAATTGTCGATGTAGTTCAGGTTGTCGGCAAGCTCCTTCGGACCTAGAGCACGGTCCAGACTGGACAACTTGTTCACAAACTTGTCCCACTCCTTCAACTGCATCGAACCGAACGACTGTCCAACAGCCGTCTTCGCTGCGGACAGATTGACCAGCATCACCTGATCCTTGAGTGCGTTCAGCGTCTTTCCGGCATCGACTGTTTGCTGACGCAGCGCAAAGTCTGGCATGTACTGGTCCAGGTTGCCGGTATAGGCTTCGAGCGCCGGAGTGATCTTGCGTTTCCCTGTCTCATCGGGTGGCGTCAACAGTTTGTTGATCCCGACCTCGATTGGTGTCATTGATTCAATCGACGCTTGATAGGCTGCCTGCTTCTTGTCCAGTTCGCCTTGCACCTTCTCTGTCCGCTGCTGTCTCTGCATGTCGAGCTTTTCGCGGGCAAGCTCCCTGTCAGCTTCGGCTTTGTCCCGTTGAGCTTGAATGCGGTCTTGCGCAAGCTGGTATTGCTGTCCAGCCTGCAAGCGATACTGAGCATCGCTACGTTCCTTCTCCAAGGCCCGTTGCGCGGACTGTTGTCCCGCCTCGATCTGCCTCATCTGGAGGGTCGCCAGCGTGTCGGGGAAGGCAGCACCCTTCACCAGATAGTCCTGCGCGACCTTCTGCGCCATCGGAAGCTGGAGTTTCGACATCTGCATCGCCAGCCCCATGCGACGGGCATTGTCGGCGGCAAGGTCTTCGGGGTTGGAGTAGTCCAGCGGCACCTGCACGCTGGTTTCCTGCATGGACGGACCAGCCGACAAGTCTTCCCCGAGGGTGCGCTTGAGCACAGTCTTCGAGCCGGGTGTCGCCAACTGTTTGCTGATGTCCTCGTAGCGACGCAACTGTTCCTTGTTCAGCGCCTCCTGCTCGGCCTCAACACGGGCGAGGTCACGGGCACCGAGAACCTTCTGCGCGGCAGCGTTGATGTACTGCCCGATGTTGGGTGCAACATAGAACCCGCCGACCATCTGACCGGGTTGGGGTCCAAGTTCAGCGCCCGCCTGTGCGGACGCATCCCGCAAGCGACGGGCGAGGATGGCCGACCTGCCACCGAAGTCATAGTTGGGGTCAGAAAAGTCGTATTCCATGCCTGTTCCTTACCAGTCGTAAATTCCGGTACTGCTGCCTGCGCTCGGCGTGCTGCCCGAGCCGCCAAGCCCGGACCACCAGTCCTTGATACCGGCCTGCACGTCCTTGTTCGCCAGCGTGTTGCCAACACCACCGATGACGCTTCCCCACATGCCATTGTTGATTGCCGACTGTGCATTGGCGGAACCGAGGCCGATGTCGGCATTCTTCATCGCCGTTTCATAGGTCATGTTCTTGGGTGCGGTAATGGTAGGGGCGGACATCTGCGGGGCGCTGGCCTGCGCCCAAGCGTCCTGTTGCCCGAGTCCCTTGATGCCCTGCTGTACCCCCATGAGCGCCGCCATGTTGTTCCGCAGGTTACCCTGTCCGGCCAGCCACGCCTGATTGCCGGTCAGCACATTGCGGTTGAACATGTCGTTGGCCGAACTGTTGAGGGCGTCTTGCGCCGTCCGCCATGCTTGGCCGCTGCCTGTGCCGAGTCCCATTGCCGCAAGGCGGGCGTTCTCACGGTCCCGCTGTTGCTGCAACTGCGGGGCAGACAACGCCTGGACGGCGTTGAACACATCGCTGTTGATGCCGAACTGGTCGGCGGACAGGCCGCCCTGCATCGATCCCAACTGTCCTGCGCCTTGGCTCACGAGGTTCTGCCACGGACCAGTCAGGGTGGAGGTTTGCACCAGTTCCCCCGTTACCGGGTCACGGGTGCGGGTGACACCACCCCAAGCGTTGCTGGAGTCGATTGCTGCCCGGTCGACGGCAGCCTGGTTCTGCTGTTGCGCCCACAGAGCGTTGGCCCGGTTCATGTCGTTGGCACGCTCGATGTCGGCCCACGACTGTTGAGAGGCAGCTTGGTTGCCGGCAGACAGTTCGCCCTGCGCCTGACTTGCCGCCTTGCTCGCAGCCTTCTTCTGCTGGTTGGCTGAATATATCGAGCCTGCTGCGCCGATTGCTGCCGCTCCCAATGCTACTCCGCTCATGCTATTTTCCTCACTTCCCGGTAATCAACTGTGATTTCTTCGCCGTTCTGCCCACCACGCCGACCGTGGATGTCCCGCAACGCCAACCAACCGATGTCTGTTCCGAACACCAGAATCGGTTTGGCATTCGGTGCCTCGGAATGGTTGGTGTAGCGCCCTGCCGGAGTGCGCTTACCTTGGACCCGAGCCGGGCAGATGATTTCTCCAGCGGTGATGTTGGCTTCTGCAAACAACCCCTTGCCGTGGATCGAGGACTGGCGCACAGCAAGGCGACTGTTCCACAAGCCTGGAGGATAAGGCACCAAGTCATCCTCGACGCTGGACTCGTCCCACATTTGTTCTTCACTGATCTGCAACTGTTCCAGCATCTTGGGGAAGGTGCAAGGGGTCTGGTCAAGCCAACGATCTTCCAGTTCTTCGATGTCCCGGCAGTTGTCCGGGTTCGGGTAGATGTTCTGCCAGATCACGTCTTCTAGCATAACTCCAACCTTGCGGCCCGGCTGACCAACAAAGGTCATTGGCGCTTCCAGAACAGTCGTTGTGCTGTCGGGGTTGAAAGTCAGCACCTTCCCCTGGACGAACACGTTCATCTGCTCATGCTTCTGAATGTGCCCAACAGCCACGGTTCCTGCTGGCATCCTGACTTCGCGGATGTAAATGCCTTCGCCGAAGTAATGGAATACAGGACAATCCGACTGTTCCATCTCGCGCAGCCGGTCCATGAGGGCTTCGGTGCTGACTGTTGCCAGCGCATGAGCTTCGGGTACGGTAAGCGCGTTCATACCACGCCCCCCTTCTCCATGAGCCAATCGGTGCTGACCCACGTCAGTTCGCTGCCCGACTTCACTGCGATGCGAATTGCGGCGGCATAGCCGATACCGACGATGCTCACCCACTGCTTGTCCGACTGTGAGCCGCCCGACCACACGTCGCCCCCGTCCCACAGTGACGTGTTCCACACACCGAAGTTGGACGTGTTGAAGGCGGCGGGAGGCGGCTGCGAGGCAAAGTCGAAGTTCATATTTGCCCCTGCCCGGTAGTCGAACTTGCCGGCGAACAGGAACGTCGGGCGGAACATCTTGAAGTGCTTGTTCGCTCCCGGCATCCCGAAGTAGCTGAACGCCTGCTGGCACTCGCCCTGGATCAAGTCGCCGCCCGTGGCGCTCAAGGGCACGTTGTCGAGGCTGCCTTCCCAAGCGCGGTAGACCTTGCCGTTGCCGCCAAACGCGAGAGAGTCGAACACCGACAGCCAACAGTTGGCGATCATCCCGGTGAACTGTCCCCATGCCTTCGTCAGTGTGTTGTAGGCAAGCTGGAACGTCTGCTCGGGAACGACACCGGGGACATTGATGAGCAGCATGTTGGCAGTAGGGTAGGTCAGCACGGACCAGCCCGGACGGTACGAGCCTTCCGTCACGACTTCGCTGATGAGGTACTGAATCTTCTGGCTGAGGGCGTTGTTCAGCACGCTGTCGGCATCCGGTTTGAGGATGCTGTTCATCGTCACCATGCCGTACTGCGTCAAGAGTGCGAAGTCGCCCCCGAACTTGGTCCAGCAGCGGCGGGTGAAGGTTGCACCACAGTAGAAGACCCCGATGAGTTTCCATTCTGCCGGGTCATCCGGGTCGATGCCTTGGTAGAGAGAAATTTCACCAGCGGATGACACCGCTGCAAGATAGTCATTTGGTCCATAGCCTGAATCGACCGTGTAGGTCACAAGGACTTGCAGATAGCCGCCCTGGTTAAAGTTGCCACCAAAGTCGAATGACTTGGCCTCGCCGAACACCTGCTCAGGCGGGAGATACCATGCGTTCGTCGTGTCCTTCTCGACAAACCACAGCCGGTGCTGATGGGCGATAGGCTGCACCAGCACCTTCGGATCGACGCCCTTGATTGTGTAGTCAGCAACGCCGTCGCCAAGCACGAGGGGATGGTAGCCGTCATCGGCCCATACAAAGCCGTCATTGACCCCGTTCACGGCGATGAGGAACGTCCCTGCAGCGTTCGCCATGTTGGTGTACTGCCACCACGGGTTGGCGGAAGCAGCAACGGGGGTCGCTGCCGAGTAGTCGCCGGGGTCGGTCACGTCGAAGATGCCCACCTGATCCACGGCGAAAATCTTGACTGTTCCATCCCGGCTGGCGTAACGCATGAGGGTGTCAACCTCGCCGGTCAGCCCGATGGCGTGTTCCTTGTAGCCCTTCCGCAACCGGCAACCGAATGGCTCGGGGAAGAAGTTCCGCATGATGATGGCGTCCGACTCCGGCATGTTGGAGATCGGGCTGAAAGCGTTCAAGCCGCCAGTCGGAGCCTGGACAGTCGTGGAGCCGCTGATCTGTTTGGTCGGGTTGAAGGATGGAATCATGGCGAGCCTGTGTTCCAGTTGCCGTCCGGCACGTTGTAGGTCGTCAGCCACGGGGTCTTGAACGTGTTGGCGAGGCCAAGCACCGGAGCGCCGTGATCCATGCCGGTCAAGGCGTCAAGGGTCCGCATGAAATCAGACAGATAGGACGACACGTCCAGTCCCTTGGCTTGCCACAGCTTGACCTTGAGCAGCTTGACCATGAGCCAGAAATCGAACAGCGGCGTGTCGAGGTCGTTGAGGATGAACGACGTGTATTGCGCCGGGTCGAGGTAGTTGTGCACCCACCCGTTGCTGATGTACTGGAAGTCGAAGACGTGGTTGCTCTGTCCTGGGATGGGCAGAATCTCGATTGAGTTATCCACAACCCGGTAGCGGGCGAACGGGCCGACCGAGATCAGCGCGTTGGTCAGGATTTGCCATCCCTGCGGGCTGACGGGGCCATAGGCCGGGCGGCGGTTGCCGTAGTCCCACATCGTCTGGTTGATGATGCGGGACACATCGCTCGGGATGGCGTATTTGCCCGTCCCGGCGATGGTGTTGAGGATGAAGGTCTTGAGGAGGAACTGCCACTCGAACAGGTTCAACAGTTCGTTGCCGGCTGCGTTCAGCAGGCCGAGCATCTGGATGCTGGACTGTTCCTGCGAGGTCACAAGCTCGGTCGGGACCGGGAGGCCCAATTCCATCGCGGCTTGCTTGGCAATCTGGAGTGCGTTCCCCTGCATGACTGTTCCTTACTTGGTGGTCGGCTTGGCCTGTTGCTGA